ATTATAAAAAATTACTATATAAAACTTTTCAAATAGTGCATGTATCATATGGTAGTAGCTGCATATTGATTCAAGCAGCTACAAAACTATGTTATCAAAGTGCCATAGCTGTTTTTTGAGGTAGTAATTCATCAACGTCATTTACCTTACGAACCATCTTCATTGGATCTATTTCGTAAATAGGTTTACTATTAATCGTTAACTTATACGTTGCTACATGCATAGTTAAAGCTAACTTAGCGTTTTCACCAGCTTTCCAAGTACCCATCTCTACGCTAGTCCACTGCCCAGTTAGGTCTATGATTACTGGATGAGTAGTACCATCATTAGCAGCTATAGCTCCTCTTAATTTTACATCAGCATTATCCTGTGCTGATAAAACACCATATTGCTGCATGATACCTTCATCATATTCTAATAAATTCATAGAACATTCCATAGCTTCCATACCCTGGTCACATATATCAGGTATATCCATACCACCAGCACGAAATTCTTCTTTCTTCATAGAAATTTTTGGTAAAGTAACATCCTCACATTTACCTGCCCATGAAGTACTTAATAAATAAAGATTAAAATTTCTTAGTACTCTAGGCACTGCATTTGTTATATCACTCATATTAAATTACCTCCGATATATAATTATCTACCAGACTACTCCTAAAAGTTATGTGTTCTGCTGGATACGGTGGAGTAAAGTCAAAATCAAAAGTTACTTTACCTTGAGTAATCTGATCAGAAGTGTTCAAATCAGGATCAGCCCAACAGTTACCACCTAAAATAGCACCTATAGTAGTTAAATGACGTAAGTATTTATTTACTCCATCTACTACTGATGTAATGTAATCCGCTGTTATGTTAAGGTCAACTGCCCACATATGTGATCTTAATAAAGCATCATTAAGAATATCTGCAGTACGTCTCACACTAATAAACATCCACTTAGGATCAGCTGAAGTTGTACGATTACCCCATAAACGGTAACCATCTTGGCTAATGATTGTTGTTACTTTATTTTCATTTAGGAGATTAGCAGCTGCATTCTTATCACCTAAAGCAAAATCTATTGGACGAGTAGTTCCAGTAATTCCAGATATAGTACGGTTAGAAGGACTGTACCAGAAACCACGTTCGTTATCAGATTTAACAATTACTCCTGTTACTCTAGAAGATGCAACTTGAGCAAGGTTATCAATCTTAACTTGTGGATCAACTAAGTAAAGACGTGGGCTACCAAATTTCTTAGCATAAGTTTTAGCAGCAGCATTAGTTGTATTTGGACCATCAGCTATAACTATTGATTTAAGTCTTTCTGCTACTGACAATAGTTCATCACACACAGTTTTTTCATGAGTAAATCCTGGTGCAATTAATAAACGCGGAGTTACATGTACAGCACTTTGAGCAGCCAATAAAGCTAAAATACCTTTTGGCTTACCTGTAGCTGCATGGATACCACCCTGTATTTCTTTTTTAGTAATTTGACCTGCAGTTTGTGTAGCAGTGTAATCAATCTTAATCTTAAATTGTGTTCCTGCAGCTTTTGCGATTGCTTTCTCTAAATTGCTTTCAGCAACTACACCTATTTTTTCAATACCTGTTGCAGTAGCATAGTTATAAGTAATTTTAACTGTATCACCATCATTAATACCTGCGCCATCAACTTTTCTAACTTGACTGCCTTCTAGATTAAAGTCAGTTTCGTCTGTCTTACCTTCAACAGTTACTACATCACCAAATGGTACATACTTCAAAGCTACTGCTTCACTTTCAAAAGTTAACTCTTCTGTAATAGACTTTACGCCAACAAAATCTGCGTTAGCAGCATAAGTTGTTTTTTCATCACTACTAAGTACTTGAGGTTTTTTCTTAGTTCCAGCAATTTGATTTGCATCATATGTAAGAGTGCTAATATCAAATAGTCCATCTGCTGCAAGTAAGTTACCTGTAGCAGTTATTCCTTTTTTAGCAGAATTTGAGCCAACGTTAACTACTACTATCAAAGCACCAGTTTGATCAAAAATAGCATCTATAGCATCTGGAATACTATTTATGCCATCTTGAACACCAAAAAGTTGCGCTGCTTGTGAACGCGAACCTTCAATTAATACAGGTTCATTAACAGGTCCTTGTTCTGCAGTACCTACCAAACCAACAACCGATGCCTTCGGTGTAGCAATAGGCCGCGTTCCTCCATTTAATTCTATAAGTTCAACACCATGTAAAAAACTCATTTCTTTTCCTCCTTAAATTTATT